AATAGCTTCCTGATGCCCTTTAATTGTAGGTTCACCACCAGTCCAAATGATATGGATAGTACCATCCTTAATATCATCATAGATGCCTTGTTCTTTCCATTGATCAATTAGATATTGGAATTCTTTGTCTTCACCTCTCCATAGCCATTGTGATGTACTATCGCAAGTCCAAGTTGCTTTACCTTCGGCGTGTAGATCGCCTATAAATATTTCTCCGTCTTCTAGCTTTTGTTCTTTAGCTAATTTATTAGCGAATGCTCTACTCATACCGCAAGTTAGGTTACAGATACCTAAGCGAACGAAGTAGGATGGTACTCCTGAGGAAATACCCTCACCTTGTACGCTGTAGAAATCACTACTGATAAGTAGTTTATTTGGATCAATTTTACTCATTTGAATAATGTTTTTATATAAGTGAATATAGGACTTATGTTTTGCCAATCTAGGAGGATGGCTAAAGCACTAAAGTGTTTTTCACCACATAGTCCTAATATGTGGGTTATCTCATGTATCATTGTCTTTGTTTTTCTTTAAGTTTATTACGCTTAAGAGCTTTTTCACTGATTGTTGTTTCTTTCTTTTCAGCTTCTTCAGTTTGTTTTTCTGATACTGATGTACGTGTAATAGATTTCCATTCTGATTTTGCTACGTAAGACCAAGTTGAGCCAGCCATTTGGTTAGCTTGTTTATCATCTACTCTGATGATATTTCCTGTTTTTGAGTTTTTTAAACACTTCATATTGTCCATGTTTTTGTTTTTTAAATAAAAAACATCCCCACCATTTAAGGAGTGGGGATGTTGAGGTTTTGGCTTATTAGGCCGTTGCTACGATATAATCTTCGTTGCGCATGCGGCGACGAGTAAGATTATACATTGCATTAGCGATGGTTTTGTTTACACGACGCTCACCAGTGAGGGTGTAATAAATCATACGCTCTGTGTAGCCTGTTTCGTCTGCAAGACGAGCTACATCACCATTACGTTGACGATTCTTAAAGAAACTCAACTTGGCTGTGCGGTTTAAATAATTCGCACGTACTTTTGTTTGATAACTCATAACTATTGGGTTTTTATTATTTACTAAATATACGACTAAAATTTGGCTTTTCAAACTTTAGATGGTTGTTTTTTTATGTTCAGCTAATACTTTTTCTACGTGTGCTTTAGCTACTTCCCACTTCACAGGACCAGTTTCATCAGCATAAGCTACAGGATCAGGACGACCTAACTTAATAAACGATTCAATACGTTCTACTGATGCTGCTGATTTATAATCTGAATACCAGGTACCAGTAGTTGTCATATCAGCCCAAGGAGATTTAATAAAGATTGGTTTGTAGCTTGTATTAGTACGCTTATATACTTCATTAAAGTCTAAACCTAATGCTTTACATGCTTCTAATCCATCTTCTAAAATACCGAACTTATCAGTATCAAGATAAGGAGTGTAGAACGATACTAAATGACTATCCCAGTTACCAATTCTAAACGCTTCCATATCTGCATCTCTAAATTCTTGTCTGCAATCAGGATAAATAGCATGATCACCAGCATGAATACCTAATGCAATAGCTACATCTTGTCCTACAGTGCAATCATCACCTACATTTTTAGTTGCAATTGATAATGCTACTGCTTGAATCAATGAACTAAATATTTTATTGCGGTTAGGGACAACTGTTTCCTTCATGTTGTCTTGTTCGTAATGTCCTTCAGGAACATCTTTACCGCCTGTTACAAGTGCTGAATTGAGCAATTGTTGTAATCCGTCTAATTTGATAACTTGGTGTTTTACGTAGTTATCTTGTTTATTGTAGAACTTTCTATCATTAATGTATTCTACTAATGATTTAGCACGTTCTAATTCGACTCTATGTTTCTGTCCATAATCAAAGGATAGTGCTGTTACTTCATAGCCATTGGCGAGTAGATGAAGCAGCAAGGTGGAGCTATCCATTCCTCCACTTAGTGATAGTACTGCTTGTTTTTTCATGTATTGTTTAATTAAAATATTTTTTCTGATGTTTCAAATGAATCTTCTACTAACTGAGTATTAATTTCAGTGTAATTTGTATTGTCTGTAAATAATTTTTCTACTTTAAAGAACTCTTCTAAAAACGCTGGTTCGTAAATATGCACTGCTCCTTTATAAGCTCTGTTTTCTACATATTTAGTTCCGTACTTAGTTTTTCTAATTCTAGCATAATCTGCTACTCGTTTTCCTAATGCTTTTCCGGCAGCATAACCTAAATAATCAAATAGTGATAACATATTATTTTGCATATTGTCTAAACTTTTGTACATTAAATATAATATCTTCCATCTTGTCTTCCAAGTCTTTATCAAAGAGATCCTCTATCTTTTCAGTTGGTTTGAAATTGATACCACTATCTGTGTAGCGTTCCCCCTTATAACCAACAATAATTGGATTAGAAGTATCTACTGATTTGATCCAATCAAACCCACTATAAGCGATTATCTCTTGGGGTAGAGAGCAACCAAGTAAATGATGATAGATGTCTTTTCTAATAATATCTCTTTCCATTAGCAATCTAATCAACTCAATTCTACCATACATTTGAGCAAATAATGGGCTATGTTCTGGATATTTGTCTTTATAAGCAATGCTTGAATGATTAAATGCAATGTGTTTATAGCCTAAATCAACTAAGATTTGATATGTAGATATTAGATCAGCTATTGTTTTACCCTGGCATACTGCCATTAAATCAACACCTTCTGGTAGGTTTGGCTTGTAGTTAATCATCCAGCTTTTAGCATTTACTAATGTTAATGCATGATCATTCCAAGCATCAGGTACAATGAATACGTTTGGTCTAACCAAATTAATCTTGTCAAATAGATCTTCAATGGTATGTGTTACACCTTCAAATAACCCATTATCCATGATAATGAAACGTTTATTTAAACGTGCTTTTTGAAAGAATATTCTATACTGATCGTATTTATCGATTAGATGTGGTAAGCAATAATCTCCGTCTGTCCATTCATAACCGTAATGCATTAATGCCAAAGGCAATTCGTGAAAAATTTTCATTTATATTTCCATTTAAATTTATAAGCATTTTGTCTTTTTCCCTTACAACATTCACTTATAGCACTGCTATCTTTATCTTTTCCTAAATATATGTTAGCTTCTTTGATAGAAGACCATTCTTTAATAAAGTTTTCTTCTAAATCGTATTGTAATATTTGTTTAGCATTTTTAGGGTTAGGTTTATCTTTTCTAGCTAATGACATATTATGAGCAAATTCTTCGCCTCTACTTTTACCTTTCCAATGTGAGATAGCTCGTTTACCTTTATTAGCTTTACCTATTCTGCTTATTAATTGTCTTGTTTCGTCAGTGTGTGTTATTATTCCCCCACCTCCTGGATTTGAGTTTAAACCATTACTCCAACTATTATAATATTCAATCCAGTATTGTTCTTTGTCTCTTAATTCATCTTTAACACATTCTTCAATTAATTCAATTTTATGTTGTTCCCAACCATATTGAGTAATAGAATTATATAATTTAGTTTGTCTTATACCTTTATTTACCTTATAATAATTTTTACGTTTATATAAGTTTGTAGTGTAACCAATATAGACTTTATTTTCAGGATTTGTAATTTTATAAATACCTATCATAATATTATTTATAATAAATATTACATTTTACTGTCTCCCTCATTTCTTCTCTAATTATTTATTAGTTCATAAGTCATTTCAAAGATGTCAGGTTTACAAGGGTAAAATTCTCCTTTTACACCTCTAATTATATAATCACCTATTGAAGCAGTCATTTCACCTTCTAAAGTTGGTATCTTGATACATTGATTACCTTCTTCATCTTTTGAAACTATAAAATTCCATACTTCACTAATCCCAAATATATCAAGACATCTGAAGTTGCCATCATACTGTATTGCATCAATTACTACTGGTTTTTTTCTATATTTCATATATAGCTGTGTTTTTATTGTGTTCCATAAATTCTACTTTCACTACTTTAACTCTACCTTCAGTTTCTTCTGAAATGAATGTATTTAGTTTTTCATAAATGTATTTTGCAAATTGTTCTGCACCTGTAGCTGGTATTACTCTAACTTGGGCTAATCCATGTTCGCCCATTGTTTTAAATCCTTCTACATATGGATCATCTTCTGCTACTACTAAAGTATGGTCAAACATATAATCCATCCATGCTTTAGGATTCATGCCATCAATAGTACCTTTAGCACGTTTCATGCCTCCAAAATCCCAAACCCAATTACGTTCATCAAGTTCGCCTTCGAACCATACTCTAAATGAAACACCATATCCATGAAGGAAACGACAATGTGTCCCTTCAGCTTTCCATTGACGGAATACACAGCTGAATCCGTCAAATAGCTTTGTTGATTGAAATTTACTCATATATTATTTAAAGATTACTTTTACGCTATCAATTTTAGTTGTCTCTTGAGGGTGAGTGTAAGTATAATTTCCTGCATCCCAAAAGGTTTTAGAATATACTGTTATAGTGTCTCCCTTAAAATATTTAGGAATAGGACCTACAATACGCTTACCCCACATCATTCCACTTTCAGGTTGATATTCATCTGCTGGTTGATACATGCTACCAGGGAAATATTCTTTAAGGTATATTCCTGATGGTTGTATAACGGATACAATACTGTTTCTATATTGATTTAATACTACAGTGGTATCTTTAACTGGAAGTGGAGTATTGAAATATGGACTACTATATAAGCTAGTAAATGGGCTATATAATGGAATATTAACTACTAGGTCATTTTGTCCTGCTCCTAATACCCAATACGAATTACAATCGAATTTAACTTCCATTACTGATGTTCCATTATACCAGTAGAATGGGATTAGTTTGGTTGCTTCAACATAAATGTCAAATCGATTTGAATTAGTTGTTGTATCAATTGGAACTAGATAATAACCTCTAGCGTCTTGAGGATATAGCATAGCTAATTTTGATCGTTTACCATTC